TTTAGAAGTCGTGTGAATCATTGCCCAATTCTCCATCGTTGTTCAAAAGATCACTATTGCTCATGGCAAGCACCAAATCTTCTTCGTCATCGGTAAGCCACAAGCCATGTTTTTCTTGTGCTGCCAACAAGGCAGCACCAACATTGGCACACCAATCCAAGAACTGCTGGCGTTCATCATCATTAAAGTCTTCTTTGCCCATGCGGTCGGAAGCCTTCTCAACCCAATTAAAGAAATCGGTCAGGCGACCACGCCCCTTTGCGAAGGGAAGATACAGCGCATCGTGGAGAAGCATTCCTGCTGCCAAGAAAAATTGTGCAAGATCCGGGCTAAGGCTCTTTTTGTTTTTCTGTGGGTGATTGATTTTGTTATCGCCGAACTGTGTGGGAACAGCACTAATAAACTCTGTATCCTGTGGATTCATGGAAAAGAATGCCATGCTGTTGTCCTGTGATGACTCCTTCCCATCAGAGATTTCATCAACCATCTTGCGAAGCCGCTCAACTTGGTTGCGGATCTCGTTGATGTGCTTGCGAACACCGTCGTTCTTCTTGGAGTTGTTGTTGTTGTCAGGCATTGTCATTTGACTTCTCCTTTAGGGTTTCCGTGAAACGCTTCATTGTGCCACCAAGCAAGTATAGCATTGCTGCCAAGGAAAGCAAGCCGATGGATAAAAGAAAGAGCAAGATTCCTACTACATGAAAAACCATTGGTGAAAGAACAAGCCACCAAGACCAATCAATGATTTCATACAGTTTCAAAACTGTAAAGAGCAATGCAAGGAATGGAAAAACCAAACCTAATTGCAAACCAATGGTGGTGGTGGGATTGTAGTTTTGCTTTTCCATACGGGTATTTAGTTCTCCTCGTTGGAGTTGTCATCAGTTTCGGTGATAGGGGCAATTGCCTTGCGGAAAGATTTTATGGAAGCCATCGCCTTTTCATGGACAGCCTTTACCTGGTCTGGTGTGATTTTGGTTCCATTCAAGTGGTGATCCTTGACCGCACCAAGCAGATCAGTATAGGCAGAGAGCAGTTCTGCATACGATCCAGACAGGATTGGAAAAGCCTGGCTGTGCTTGGTGTGCGAACAAACAAGACGAAGAAGAGTGTGGTCACGGGCGTTCATTTGGATTCCTTTTACTTGGGGTTGTTTGGTTGCTTCACGACCCACGCTATAACCTCGGCAAGCGAGTCAGGCGATGTATGTCCACGCACACCCTGCCCGTCCTTGAACGGAACAAACTCTCCGTCAGGTGCAATAATGGCAATCTCTGCATCAGGGCAAACAGACTCCATCCATTCATTTGGCTTGACATTGTGAGGAATGCCACCAGTCGAATTATTTGCAGAGCAGTAGTTCATAGTACCAAATTGCACAGAGATAGCGTAGCCGTTGGCGAAACAGATTCGGAAACCACGGTCTGCTGTACCACCACCCATGCCCACCATGCCCATGTTAAATACTTTCGCCCGAATGCTGAATCCGATTTCATTCTCAAGAGGCATTGCTTTCACTCCTTTTAATCCCACCACACGCTCTCTGGAAGAAACGAGATGGGAAGTTCGATTTGGAAATCTCGGTCTTGAATCTCAATACACGCCCAAACATCTCCGTCCTTATTCGCATCGGCGGAAGTGATTTTCCAATCTCCGCAGATTTCGTAAAGGATCTCTCCATCCTCGTCAAGCAGCGGCTCCTCGTCATCGTCCCACTCCCACGAATCGCAGAAGTAGAAGGTCTTGCCGATCAAAGATTGTGTGTCACGCTTCTTTGCCATTAGTTCTACTCCTCTTCATTGGTGGTGACCCAATCCATGACGGTGCAGAGCAAGTGGTTGTAGTCGCCGCTCATTGCTTCCTTCATAAACAGGTTGATCTTATCCTTTGGAATATCGTGTAGGCGCAAGGCACGATTCGTGCGTCCAAGAATGGCAAAGGCATTGCCCTCCTCGCCAACAAGCGGAACAATGATGTGTGGGTACTTTGGGGTCTTGGTTTTCATACTTGAAGTATACCCGAAGAGGGAAGCCAAGTCAAGTGGACGGGACAATCTTTTATTTTAGATTCTTTGAAATCTGTTTGGAATAGATCTAAATGGATTTGGATTCTCTTCAATTACAATCCAAATTGATTTTTTCCAATTGGTATATACCCTAAACGATTTCATTTCTTGATGTACTCTTTGTAGTCTTTGGTGGCGTGTAGTTCTTCGTCTGGTTTAAGTGTCCATCTCTCTGATTTACCCTTCCAGTCTCTATCCTGTTCTGCAAAGTTCCAAAGTGGAACTCCTGCGGCGGCAGTCGCCTTTTCCAATTCCTCCAATCCAATACCCCAAACATTTGCATTATACCATGCAACGCCAAGCACTTTGTATTGGTTTGCAACAAGTTCCCAGTAGCCTGATGGGGTTATGCGAGTCCGAGCCGCCAACTCCTCGATTTCTTGTCGGGCATACCCAAGATACTTTTTTAGTATTACATTAACTCTATCAATGTGAGCCTTGACAAACACGCCGAGTTCCTTCTTTGCCATATCTGCCAGTAGGATGTTGCCTGATGAGAAGAGTTGCACCCATCGCCGCCTGTTTTCCCCAACAGAATCTGCCCGTTTAATATCCGTGAGGAGTTTAATGAAAAAATTCAATTCTAATAGTCCACCTTCATTGTATTCTCCGCTTGCCTTCTGCTTCTCCAAGATGGGCAGCAGCATTCCTACCAAATGCTCTGATGAAAGTAGATTTGCTTCTTCCATTTCAGAACGATATTGGAACCTGTGTTCGTTTGGTATAATGTTTGAGATGGTTTGTGAATGCACCCAACGGCGACCACCCTCATCAGGCACGGACATAATATCGCTTGTTCCACCCACCAAGATATTGGCTCGCAGTTTCATTACAACACCACCCTTCCAAATTCCATACTGTGCCATTGTGGTGTAGGGCGCATTTGGTGTTACACTTATAGCAAGCCCTTTCTTGCCTTGATTTTTCATTACAAACATAGCACCATCAGCATCTGTAGTATGAAATACTGTGGTAACAACAGGAGTTTTCCATATCTCGTTAACCAACTTTGCGGTCAGGGGAACTTCCCTTCGCTCACTCGACTTTATTCCAAGAATGTGCTGCCAAGGGGATGCAGCCCATTGGGGCTTTCGGTTGCTGCGCTCCCAATACTTACCTTCGGTGATGTATTGTAAGAATGACTTCATCGTAATGGTATGTATGCAACCCTATTGCTTTGGCAGTCGGTGTTCGCTCTGCCGATACCAAGTGTCTGCTCCCGTGTGGGAGTCGATCCACTCATCCCCGCCAAGGTCATAGCGGTCGCCCGTGTCACCAGGCACAGAATTGTGCAAGTCCAATTCATTCTCAATCACAATAATCGTGGCTTCCTCCATCTTGCGCTTGTCCTGCTCACGCACAATATCGGTTTCTTTGGTGTTGTCATTCGTCATGGTGTTCTCCGTGTTTAGGTTTAGCGGTTGGACGAACGCATAACAGCATCAGCAAGTTCATCCTGAATTGGATCAAGAGCATTGCTCAACAAATGGATGATTCTTTCCCCGCACCGCTCAAACTGAACAGGCGAAAGACTTCCTTCTTCAGACTTGTTAAGCAAGTCTTGAAGCAAATCCGTGCAGTTCTCAATGCGAGAATTAATTGTAAGGAGATTCTTTTCAGAAATCTCAACCTTGATGGACTTGGTGCGAACAGTAGTGGTCTTGGTCTTCTTCATGGTGTGTTTTCCTTTTTGATTTCCCAACCTTTGCTCACAAAGTCGTCCCATACGCTTTGGGCATATGCCCTTGTATGGTTTTCACTTGATTTCACAGTATTGAAATGGTTCAAGAACTTTTTGTCAGGCGGATACCATTCAAAGGACTGTGATTGGCGATTGCTTAAACCCATAGGAAAGTACAGCATTCGCACCGTGGTTACAAGTCCTGGATTGGTTGAACTGGTCACAATAAACTGCATTCGTCCTGCATTCATCGGATTTCGAAGATAGTAGGATGTTACTGTTTGGGAGTGGTGAATTGTTGCCATTACTCTGCTCTCCAATCGTGGGTTTCAACCAGAGTGCGCCAAACTTCCCGAGCCGTAGGAATACTCATTGCGGCTGGCTTGTCCACAGGAATCATTATTTCTTCAACCCAAACAGGGCAAATAGGCTTTAAGCCTGTAATGTAAAAGCAAGCCGTTTGGTCTAAGTGGCTACAGGTAAAGTGGATTAGCACCATTTCCAATGCAGGGCAGAAAAGCGTAAACGCAATTTTGGCTGAACCAGTAGGCGACAAAAGCACATGGGTCTGTTTGGTGTTTTCACTCATGGGAAATACTCCAACCACACCCAACCAATTGGTTCCACAAGCCACGGCAGAACTTTTTGTCGTAGTTCTTCATTCGTAGTCTGCGTAGTACTGCATCACCACTCCACCCTTCTGTAAGCAAGACTATTTGCGGATCGGCAAAACCCCATCGCACGGCAAATTCAGAATCCAAAGGCACAACCAACTCTTCAGTATTCGCCGCAAAGCCATTCTGTGGATTATTCGTAAGAGTCAGGTGCATAACGGAATTGTGTTCACCGGTAAAGTGCAAGCACCATACGCCATAGGGCGAGGCAAGCACATAAACAGACTTGGTGGGTTGTTGTTGTTGTTGGCTTGACATGGTTACCATGCTACCAAAAATCAGGGCAGGAGTCAAGTGAATGCTCCTGCCCTGATTTCTTTTTGTTTTCCCGTTTGGATTTTTTGTATTTCCATTAGGGATTTTTTAGATTTTCTTTAATTGATGTACTTTTGACCGTACTTGGTAATCCACTTGGTGATAACTTGCAATATCTTTTGATTTGAAACAAAAGTGCCACCCTTTGGATTGATGGATTCGCTTTTTCCAACCACAAAGCGACCTTGCGGCTCACGAATTGGCGCAGAGTCTGACATATCATTGTAGAGAACCACAGTATAAACATCAAAATCTTCTTCATTGCCTTCAATGTACCCAATCTTCTTGCCGCCTCGACCCATACGAATCGTCCAACCTTCCATTTCGCCTTCATGTGAAAGAGGACTATTTGGTGGTGCGCCTTCGGCATCAAAATGGTATTTACCAATGAGTCGATCATTGTCATCAGTTGCCTCGGTAATGTCTTGGCGGTTGGGAGTGGTTTTGCCTTCGATAATGTCTCGAAGGGTTTCTCTGAAATTCTTATAGAGCATTGTGGTTTCCTTGATTGAGATTATACTGTATTGTATGTATGTATATATCATACCACTGCTTTGGCTTTGCGGCTGTTTAATCCGCACGGCCCCGTTCCCGCTGCCACCCTTGGGCGGCGGCTTGGTTCCAGACAAAACGGGCATATTCGGGCGGCAAGTTGTGCAGCGGCACACCCGGAAAAACTTTAATTCCCAAAAGTCTGCCAACCGTTGACGGGTTAACCGTGCCCACCCACGGCTCACTAAAGATTATCTCGGCCCAGCCGTCAGCCCGAACACGGGCCTGCAAACTTACCCCGCTGCCGTCCCCGGCCGGGGAGAATGCCAACCCATGAAACTCCAAAGGATTTGTGAGTGCAGGGCACAGCAGCACATGGGTTGTGTTATGCATTGGATCGGCTCCACAGGCGGGGCAAGCAGTACAGGTTTAGAAGAACCGCCGCAGAGTACACTAATGGCTCTGCACCGCTAAAGCCTTCCACTACCACCCGCTGCCACCCCACCCAATCATTCTGAGCAACCAGTACTGCAACCACCCCGTTGCCCAAAAAGAGAGCCGCCCACAGTGCGGGCAGAAAAAGTGGAACCGCTCCAGAACGGGGGCGAAGGGGCGAGTCGGTAATGGCAGCAAATGGATTTTTTGGATTAGTCTGCATAGTGTTTTTTCCTTTTCGGCTTTAGCCGTTTTAGTCTTGAATTCTCCATCTGACCCATGATTGCTGTTCGCCAGCGGATCTGGCAGCAGAATCTGTTGTTGGAACAGGAGTTGTAAATGCTGCCCATACCCGGGCAGCAAACTCAGGGGTCACCCAAATATTGGAGTAGATGATCTTTTCCACGCCCTCCACATTAATATGAAATTGTGGACTGTACTTTGCAGGGTCTGACGGATCCGAGTGATGCTTGATCATTACGGCTCTGTCCTCGCCTTCCCGCACGGTGAAAGCAATGCGGGTACAGAATGCGGAATCACCGCCGTCTTGCTTAAGGCTGTAGGTAGTGGTGGTGGTGCTCATGCTGGGTGTGCCTTTTGGGTGTTACGGGCGGGGTCGGGTGCGAATTTCGTCTACCAGCCATAGGGCAATCAGCAGAATGGAAACAGGCGGAAAAACACAGAAAAAGATCAGGATTGCACCAATCAGGCAGCCGTCTGTAAGCCCGTTCAAAATACGGGCGGTTCCGGGTGGTGGACGGGGCACATCAGGTGGCGGTGACATGGGCGGTAGGGGGGACATGGGGGGTTTGTTTTTCATATCTTATCTTTGAACCTAAAACTCAACATTTTGGCCCCCCGATGGCATGGTGAAAAAGGTAACACGGGGGGCCACCTTTGGTTTTACTGTATTCTATCGTCGTTTACGCTTACCCAGGGCGGCTCACACTCTCATTCCACGCCAATTCATTGGGGGAAACCAAATCATAATATAGGTACGCTACGGCATGACGAGAACTGAAAGCCTGTAGCGGAGAGTGTGAGCCAAGCCCGGTGCCCTATTAAGCCTTTGCCGCAACAGGGGCAGGGGCAGGGGCAACAGGGGCAACAGGGGTGTTGCCGTGCAAAAGCGCAGGGGTGATTTGGGTCACCCGAACAGTGGGCTGCTTCACAACAGCACCAGCCGAAGTCTTCCAGTAGATGCCGCCTGTGCGCCCACGCTTAAACACAATGCGGTCACCAAAGCGGTTTTGAAAAATCTTGCGAAGATCAATCGGAAACACATTGAATGCCTTTGCCAAAATGGAAAGCGAAACCTTGCGCCCAGCGTTCAGATCAGCCTCAATGCCAACCCAATCCAATTGAATTGAAGCAGGGGCAACAGTATTCTTGCGTGTACGAGCCATATGGATTCTTGCCTTTCAGAGAAATTGCGAAACAGTTAGTAACACGGTGAAAAGGGTGCACCGGAATCTTCCATCCGGCGCACCCCGGGAGGGGCTATAGTTTAGCCCTGGGTAGAGAACACAACCACACGACCATCTCCAAACGGCACAATGCGTCCCGTGCCCCGCTTGCCCTTGGCCCGATAGACCACAGGCGAACCGGTCTTGCGGGCAACACGCTTGGCAACAGTGAGATCCGACTTTGAATTAACCTTCATCATGCGCTTATCCTTGCCTTCTGGCTGCGGTGAGCCATTATTAAGAAACCCTTACACTGGGGAGAGAAGACTTTTTCTTTCCCTTATTGGTACACCTATAGTATACTGTACGATAGGCGGTCTGTCAAGAGGTAGAGTCGAAATTTACGATTCTTTCTTTTTCTCATTCTTACGATTTGAAGAGTGGAAGGGATTGGATTCTTACCACCATCCCACCACAAATCCACTGTTTTTCTCTACTACTCGAAACCACTCTGCCAAAGCCTGGATCTGCGTCCCGGAAATATCGGAAAACTCTAATCCGGGATTGGATTTACACCAATTCTCCAGCCGGTCGGCAACCCCTTGGATATTGTGGTTTTCCAATTGGTACAAATCCAATCCGATGGCGTTTTGGAGAAAGCCCGCATACACCTTGCCACGAAACGAATTCCCGTTGCCGCCAGAAAACAACCCGCCGCACAGCGGCTCCACCCCGGCAAACAACTCGTCAGGCATTGGCTCAGGCTCTTGGGTAATAGGATTGCGATACCAGGCAAAAGAGTCAAGACCCATGTCGAATTCCTCCAAGGACAATTTCAATTGCAAAAACTGCACGGCGCACACGGTAATCCAAAATCAGGCTGCTGCCGTCCGGGGATTTCAAAAGGCTACGAACCTCCAAAAGCACCCGGGTAAGTTCAGCCTGGGACGGGGTTACCGGAGGGTGTCCAGTAATAACACCCGCCCCTGGTTCTTTGATTTTACCAGTCATCATCGGCTCCTTCTTCAGAGTCCCCGGGGTCGCCTGTATAGTTGTCCGGGTCGTCTGCACCAAACACGGCAACCAGTTCATCCTCGTCATCGGCATCGCAATCCTGAAAGCACTCGTCACGCCAACGGTTGTGCAGACCGGCATGGTCACGCTCGTCCGCAGTCAAGCCACGGGAGTCATCCGCCTCTTCTGTGTACCAGTCCGGAACGAGTTCGTCGCACTGGATACCGGTATCAAAATCATCAAAATTGTCCATTTGCAGTTCTCCTTGTTTGGTTATACTGTGAGGGGATTTGAAGGGATTTGGGAGTTCCAACGGGTCACCAGACCAACAGCATTCTTATGAAACACCCACCAACCGTGGCGGGTAACCAACTCGTCCCATTCTGCCCGGGCCTTGTCAAGGGCTTGTTCTTTGGGGTTGTGTTGAAATTCTTTTGTGGTCCACCTTTGCTCTTCGAATGCGGGCGTGAATTGTACTGTTTCATGAAAGTGTTGGGTTGTACAGGTGTAGGCAACCAAATTTGGAGTAAACGCCAAATACGAGATTTCAGCCCGCCAACCCCGCTCGGCATCGTTAAGCAAGTCGATGCGTTGCAGAATTGAAATGCACGGGTGCTTTGCCGCCGTGCTCTTTAAAACATCCCACATTCCTGGTGGAATAATGCGGCTTCGAAGATTCTGTTCGCATTTAACAAATGTCATGATTGGATCAATTGGATTCATACGATTCTCTTCCACCCTTCGGAAACCAGCTTTGCCCACTGCCGATGGGCATAGTCTTGACTCCAAGACCACCAATCCGTGGTTCCAACCACAGGTTCGCACCGCTTGGAGAACTTGTGTGTCCACTGCTCCCACTGCTTGCCGTAAATCATGTAGTCATGCGGCGGTGCACCCTTGTAGAGCAAGATCCACAACTGGGCACGGCTGCCGTGGGGCGAACTCACCCACGACGAACTAACATCCGGATTCGTGATAACCCATATATCGGCTGCTTTTCTGCCGCTCGACACGCACCGTTTAATTTCGTGCGCTATAATGTCCGGAAGATCGGCCGGGAGTTTGAGTTTGGTTTTGGTTTTTGTGGTCATTTGGATTCCTCCTTGTAGCAATCCCAGCCACGCTCGGCGGCTGTTTCTGCGGAGCCGCTCTTCAGGCATCCGCTTTCATCCGTGTTCATCCAATCACACACTTCACGCCGTGCGGCATCCCGCTCGGCAAGCAACTTGACATTGAGGATTCCAACGGTTTCGCAGAGCGGGCAGCAACCCTCGTACCCATCCCTCATCCGTGTGATCGTGCCCTTCGCCTCGTCACGCTCGGCGAGTGCAGTCTTGAGTTCGGCACGAAGTCGATAACACTCAGCCTCCAACTCCTCCACACCCTCGGCAATATCTTGAAGCGCACGAATCGCCTCATCAGAGTCGGGGAATGGACGCTCGTCTTCGTCGCCAAGTTCAATGTCGTTCTCATCGAATTCGTTGAGCGAGATGAGTTCGATGCGGTTGTCGTTGTCGTTTTCGTTGGTCATTTTGTTTCTTTCTTGTAAGACTTGCGCTTGAATGCGTATGCAGCCCCTGACGGGTGACCCGTTGTGTTGCTTTGGGCGTTTCGCCGATGCATCGGCTAACAACAGTTTGAATATCATTCCATCAGGGGGTGCATACGCACTCTTACTTTTGAAAAAGCCTGTCGGGGATTTCTCCCCGACCGGCCTGTCTGTACACACACTCACGCATCACACGCAGAAGGAATCAGAACGGGCAAGCGTTCGGATCCGTTGACTTGGTCGCCGTGTTTGCCTGGGCATCCACCTTTGGATCAACGGTTGCCACAGCCTCGGCATCAATCTTCGTGTAGAGGCTCCAGAACGCCTTCTTGGTTTCATCGGTGAAACGCTCAATCGCATACTTGATCGACTTTTCCTTTTCACCAAAGATGGCAAACAACTCAACAACATTCACCAGACGGCGGGTGGAGATCAGGTCGGCTCCAGCGCCAGCCTCAAACGAGCGGCGGGTGTTTTCTGCCCACTGGCAAAGGTTTGCAGCAAACGCCGAATCGGTTGGGATGCCCAGAGCCGACATCTTCTTTTCCAAAATCTTCTTCTCAACCGCCACCGTGGCATACGGTTGCCACATTGTGACACCGAAACGCTCCAGGAACGCTTCGTTCATGCCGTTCGTACCAACAAACTTGCCTGTGTCATCGCCCTGACCCTTTGTGTTTGCCGTGGCAATCACAATAAAGCCCTTCTGGGCATTCACCTTGCGGTTCGTCTGCTTGATGAACACGCCGTTGCCTTCCAAGACTGACTGGAGGCACGACAACTTGCTTGTGCCGTAGTCGATTTCATCCAGCAGCAGCACCCAACCATTTGCCACAGCAAGAGTCACCGGGCCGTCCTGCCAAACGGTTTCACCGTTCACCAGACGAAAGCCACCAAGCAGATCGTCTTCGTCGGTAAGGTTTGTGATCTGGACACGAATGCACGGACGCTTCAACTTGGCGCAGACCTGCTCAACCATCATCGTCTTGCCGTTGCCTGAAAGGCCGGAGATCCAAACATTGGTCTTCGGCATTGCAGCACGAATAATTGTCTCCAGATCCTTGAAGTTGCCGAACGGCACATACTCGTTCACAACACCCGGAACCAAATCTGCACGATCACCGCCAGTGGCAGCAAGCAGTGTTGCCGCCAGATTGGTGCTACCAACAACAGGCGCAACCCGTGCTTCCGCAACGGCGGCAAGCACAGGGGCAGACTTGGCAGTACGCTTCTCACCAAGCAGAGAAGCAACCGTGGTTTCCTCGACTTCCGGAACCAGGTACTCGCCACGCCCAGCACGGCGGGAGGTGTCTTGGGCAATCCAAGCCGGAGGATACGCCATGCCCAAATCCTCAGACACGGCAAGCAGAGCCTGACGGCTCACAGGGGAATGGGTGATGCCAGCCCGTTGAAGCGCAGCAACAAAAGTCTTCTGCTTGCGGGTCAGGTTGGCGAGGACGAACGATTGGGTGGCAGATTTTGCCATACGATGAAACCTTTCAAAAACCAAATGCGAGAGTGGAAAAACGATAATCGGGACAGACTTCCCGACTCACAAAGTATACCAAAAATCAGATCTAATGCAAACAGTGTAACTTGTTACTGTGCAAGGGGTTACGATTATTTTTTCGCAGACGCCCGGGGGCGGGAGTTATTATCGGACGCTCCCGCCCCTATTCGTTATGTTTTACGGAAGCCGTTCAATTTTTCCCAAGCCTCGACGGCACAGAATGTCGGCGACTTCATCAGCCAAACCGATGTTGACAACCGGAAACACGCCCGCCTTCGCCTGACAACCATGCGCTGCAATGAATGCAAACTCTTGACCAGTGTAGCGATGGTGATCAAGAACCGTGTAGCCAAGGCGACCGGTTGCTTCATTCCACATCGAGCGAGACTCTTCTTGTGAATAGTAATGGTGACTCCACTTTGGAGTTTCACCTCTTGGCGGGGCAAACGAGTACGAAAGGCGCACCGCCGCCGTTACGCCGTCCATGCGCTGGATGCGAATCCACTTCTTTGCCCCTTCGGGCGATTCACACTGCAAAATCCACTGGTCGGCAATAACTGTGGTTGAATCCTTACGCTTGAGGAGTTCATTAATCCAGCGAATCTCTTCCGAGTTGATTGGAAACTTCACGGCGGGCGCAGCAGCGGTGGCCGGAGTTGTACTACCCGCACCCCAAGGGCCAATCTTGTTCACGAAAGCGGTGGCGGCGGCGGCGGTGTGAAGTGCAATCCGCAAGCGGTCAAGATCAGCGTTCTTGCAGCCCAAAAAACGGGCATTAAAGGTTTCGGTTGCAACCGTATCAACCCACCCCTTCTCCTCGAACTCTGCAATCTTTTGCGAGAATGCAACAACGCCGATTTGACCCTTCATAGGAAAATACCACTTGCGAAGGCTGGTGTCCCAGCGTGCACCCGCCGACTTTGCCGTGTCCTTTTCCTCGAAAGGAACTTGAAGAATCACAATGCAGTTGTCCTGACCGAATCGTGCAAGGTAGACCGGGGCAGGGCGGGCATAGTGTGACTGGTACAGGCACAATTGGTTGATGACCTCAAGGCGGTCAGAATCAACCAGAGTGGCGGCAATGCACCAATTTGCGCCGTCCCAGCGTGCGCCAATGCGCTTGGCCCAATTGCGAATCTCGACTGACCCCTTGCGCCCAAACGGCACATCCAAAACAAGGTAGTCTGCCACCGGTGGCACAGTGGCAAGAAGCCTGTAGCCCGGGCACTTGGCTTGACGAGCCGCAACCAGAGCCGCATCAGGGCCAATAGCAGGATCGTATGCCAACTCGGGATGTGTGCCAACCGATTGGGTGGCTGGGGCAGTAGAGGGGCGGTGGTTGAAAGCGTAGTAGTAAGCCATATCTAAAGTGTCCCAGATTAGTGCAATTCTGTCAAGTGCCGTGTAACCCGTTCTTGCATATACACTTACAACCAGAGTCCGATAATAACCGCAGCCCCGGGCGGTCTTTTATTGTAAATGCTTTTCCACCTGTTGCCAATACTTGGTGGTGTTTCGCCATGCCTTGGAGTCTTTCTTTTTCTTCAAGATGCCACCGCCACCATTGTGAGTACGGGCAACGGTTTCATCTGTCCACACCTTGACATAGCGGGAAAGGTAAGCCTGAACAATCTGTCGGGCATACGCTTCGTCCCGACAATCCGTGTACTCGCCACCAATGCTTGAATCGTATTCGGTAGCGTCAAGCCAGTAAGCACGGGAGATCTGAAACGGGCCGATGCTTTTACCCGCATCACCCACTGCCGCAGCCGGATCCGCCTCGCCGCCAGTCTCTACTTGGCGAATTGCATCCAGGATACGGTTGGTGTTGTAATCCTCCGGTGGTGGAACAGCAGCAGCAAGTGCGGCAACAAGCAGAACGCCAATGATGAACATGACGACATCAGCAAGGTAGATGCGGATGCGGATGGTGTGTGGTGTGGTCTTCATGGGTTTATCCTCTAGTCCAAGTGGTCTGGTCTTTACGCAACTTTTGAATGTACTCTTTTGACTTGCGCTTTGCAGACTCGTAGTTAATGGGAATTTCGAAACGCTTCAGAATCTCAAACGCTTCACGCTCTGTCGCAATTTCTTGCGCCAGGTATTCGTCTTCATCTTTGGCATACAGTGGATCATTGCGAAACCACTGTAGAAAATGTGCGTACTCATGGGCAAGTGTAACAATCCACTCGCCAACCGGAACATCTTTCGTGGCAACCTTGAGCATTCCAGGCGACTTGCCCCGGGTGTTCACCATTGGCTCTTGAAAGTAGCCCCATAGATCGCCCTTGCCTTGCTTGCCGACTCCATACGAATCGGCAAGCACGAATTTCACATTGCACTTGCGGCACTGTGAGCGCACAAGGTGCAGGAATCCCTGTACCCGTGCATTGTCCAGAAGTGCTTGTCCTGCTTTCGGCATTGTTTTCTCCTTTGTTTACGCCACCAGAGTCACGAAACGCTGGATCATGCCACGGGTCGAGTTGCGGCTTGAAACCGCCTTGATGTAGTCATTGCGAATTTGGGTCGAAGTCTTGCTTGCGCCCGTCACCGCATCAAACTTTTCCATCTCTGCATCAGTGTCACGCACACCGCCCGAGATGATAAAGTATTCACTGAAACCTGCTTGGGTGGTGGAACACCACCCTTGCTTCTTGAACGCCTTCTGCGCTTCTTCAACCTTTACCGGATCACTACCCAAATAGCGGTTTGCGTACTTTACCGATCCAGTAACAAAGATGCCGATGATGTTGCCGCCAACCTTGTCATTCAGCCACCCCAGCAGCACTTCGGTGTCGCCGTTGTAACTGTTTGAATCCTTTACATACTCACGCCAGTTGTCACGCAGAACCGTGACGCTGTTCCAACTTGCACCCGGATTGGCATACGACAGCACATGGTCGGTTGCCTCACCGTCAGTCAACACAACAGTGTTCACAATCTGCAACTTGTGTGCAGCCTTGAACTCTGGAACAATTCGGGATGCCAAAATCAAGCACGAATCAAGCGGGGTCGAGCCACCCAAGCCGAACGGCGCCGGGTTATGCCAATCCGAGGTATAGCCCAGACAGTTACCCAAGGCATAGCCGAACGCCTTCTTCAATTCACCAACAGTCATGCGGCTCGACAGAATCTGAAGCAGTCGGGTTTGCGGTTGGATCAGGCACTCACCCTTGGCTGCCTTTTGGTACTCGACTGCTGCCTGGTACTTTTCCATGCCATACGCCTTGCCCTGCGTTTCCTGCATACCAAAGCCGAACGCATACACATCAAACGGAACGCCAACCTTTTTGCAGAACTGGAAAAGCATGAACAGCTGGCGCATGGTTTGCTCCATATTGCTGGACATGGATCCCGACCAGTCAATGAAAAGCACAAAGCCGTGGTTTTTGCCATCACGCATGGTTGTGGCAGTCTTGAACAGGTTGTCGGAAATGCGGTACTTCCATGCCGAATCCATATCCAGACGACCAGACTTCGACTCCACAGTACGGCGGTGCTCGTCTGCCGTCTTACGCATCTCGAATTCACGGGCAAACGACTGCACCGAATCCTTGGTGTCGTCCACAATATCTGCAACCATTTTCTCGACAGCCTTGAGCGAATTCTGATGATCCGATGAAGTGGAACTGCTTTCCCAAATCGCATTCATACGCAAAAACTCGCTGTACGGAATGATATTCTTCACCGGGTCAAGATCTGGAGCCAGCGTGACATAGGTGCGGGCTGATGCACGGGTATCAACCGACTGCTTCTGGGTGCGGTCAAGCGCATCCGAGGTCACCGGAGCCTGTGGAGGGCCATTCATAGGCTTGTGGTTGTCTGCCTGGGTTTTCTGGCCCGGGCGATTGGTTGCTGCTTCGTCGCCGCCATCACCCTCGCCCTTGCCCTGGCCCTGTGCCTTGCCCTTGCCGTCTTCGCCGTCTTCGCCGTCTTCGCCGTCTTCGCCATCCGTGCCTTCGGCATCGCCCGAGCCACTATTGCCCCGGGCGGTGTCTTTGCCGGAACCGGATCCAGAGCCTGTAGCGTTGCCTTCGCCCTCCCCACCCTCACCCTCACCCTCACCCTCACCTTCTTCGCCCTCCTCACCTTCGCCCGGTTCAGGCTTCTGGCTCTGGCTCTGCGAAAAGGTGAAAAGGTCACGGGCAATCGCCACTGCATCTGCCCATGTTGTTGCGCCCTCCATGCGGGTCACAAAGGTGCGCTCGGAAGCCGTAAACGGCACGGGTTCCAGGTGACCAACCTTGAAATGCAGGTTCAGGCGATCCGCCAAGCCTAAAGACTTGATCTGGATACCGTTTTTGCGAATCTCAAAGGTGTCGTTTGCCCAAAACTCGGAATACGCCTGGGCAAAGTCACGGCGCAGGCCCGGGTACATTTCCTTGACCAAACGCTCAATGCGGGCATCTTCCACAATGTTGATGATGCCTGTGGCAGCCTGTTCGGCTTCCCGGTTGCCTGCAAACCCGGCGGCAGCAGCCATTGCCTTGGCGGTTTCAACCCAACCGCCGTTGCCGTTCGGCGTAAACAAGGCATGACCCACTTCGTGACCAATGAGCATATCGTACTGGGCATCCGTCATGCCCTTCCATACGGGAAGCGCAAGCGTCCGGTTCTTCAGATCAAAGTATGCGGAAGGGGCCTTTGGGTCTTGAATAACCCGAATGTTTTCCTTTGCCAACAGGCGGGCCAGTTGCTCACGAATCGTATTAAAGCCAGAAGCGGTGGAAGCAGGGGTTGTAGCGGCGGGTGTGCGGATAGTCATGGTTTAATCTTTCAATCTGGTGTGCCCTGCGGCACAAATGCGGCGGTGGTGTCTGGGGATTTCCCTGGCCCAAGTATACCACAACGGCATCCGGGGGCAACCCGTAGGGCTAAAAAAACGTAAAGTATTGGCTTATAAGGACTTACGAGTCACCGGGGTGGGCTGCCCGGGTTATCGGACTGGGGGTTAGGCGTTTAACAGGGAAAACCGCTCTGGCTCTACCTTTATATCGGCAAGCCCTGGAGCCGGATCCACCCAAAATCCAAAAAAGGTGAAAAGTAGTAAAAATCCAGATTTTCGCTAAAGTTTGCAAAAACACCAGATTTCACAAAATCTAAGAACGGCACGCCATCGAGATCCAGATGGCGGAATGACCTGCACGCCTCTGAAAAGCCGAATCCTGCGGGGGAATTACAAAAAAACTAAATTTTTGCCCATTTCGACGCTAATACACCCCTTTAGACGATAAGGGCCCTTGTAAGGGCCTTTATCAACCCTAATTACGCCCGGCACAAAAATCCAGTGTTTTCCCCCCAGTCCGGCTGGAATTCTAATGTTTTTCCCCCCAGTCCGGCCGAAGATCTATTGTTTTCTCCCCTGACTCCTCGCCCTCCGGCCGGAGCAAACGCCATATAGATACCTTGGAGGATTACCAAATGCCTAATTATGAATACCAGTGCCAAGCCTGCCAACACCAGTGGGACGATATACAGACTGTTGCCCGGCGTGACTTGCCTTTAACCTGCCCCTGTCCCGGGTGTGCCACCAAGGGTAAAGTTGTTCGGGGGTGGAACCATGCACCAATGGGGGGCGCAGACAAATCCACAAAGCCCTCGAAAGCCTTTACCCGCCGCATGGAAGGCATGAGATCCCGAATGGGCAAGTACAACCCAACAGTCCGAAACAATATTGACCAGGCTTTGGACAGGCGGGGAGGTCGGTATGGAAATGCATAACCCCGGGGAAGATTGGGCGGCTCAGGAAGCCCGCAACAAAGCCCATCTGAACGGTGCGGCAAACAACCCGCTGCCCCGAAATCTTAACGCCCCGACACCCCCGCCTGTTTGGGGAGGGTGGGGGCAAGCCAAGCCCCGCATACGAATGCCGCCTGCTCTGGGGCGTATGGGGTTTCCGTTTGTTGCCCCGAAGCCGCCGCCGCCATCCGATGCCGAGCGGCGAGCCGTGGAGTTTCGGCGACAGGTGGCGAATATGCCTCCTGTAAGCGGCGTTACCTGACCTTTCCCCGCCATCCAGCGATTAACCCCCTTTTTTCAGCCTTTTTAAACCCCCTAAATTACCAGAACAGATACATAATCGGTAGAATTATGCCCCATTGAAAAGAAAGCACAGCGCAAATGGAAAACCAAAACATAATAAAGCAGTACACCCAATTCATCTACGAACAACAAGCCGTTGCTCCAATGGTGAATTTTAATCCACAGGCAATTTCGGAAACATGGGATTCTGAAAACCTGATTACTGAGGCTTTAAATGCGTTAGGCGAATCCCATGAAACCGAAGGCTTGGCAGAAGCCTGTGATCTGCTAGACCTGATAGCAGAAGCCACCACCAGCGCATTAGAAAAGCCGTTACGCAATGCCCATAAGGGTGATTTGGGTAGGTATGCAAAAGCGCATGGTCTTGACCGGCGCACGGCTCTGTTGGCAAAAATAAGAGCCCGGGCAGACGAAAAAAGACTTGGTACTCCTGCCACCACCAAGGGAGAAAAAGAAAAGACCTATTGGGATCAGATTGGTGATCGGGCTGCCCACCTTCAAGCCCGGCACACAGGCGGTGAGGAAGGGCACGAAACCACCCCGAAAAGACTAGCCCAAATTCGACGCTCAACCAGTGCCGCCGAAGGCTCAGGGGGCAAAAAAAGCGGCGACACATGGCAAACCACAACAGGACATCATGGCGGCAAGAATTCCAGCGGCGAGATTCACTACTTTAAAACCGAAGCCGATGCCCGTACCTATGCAACAAGCAGATAAAAGAAAGAAAGCACAGCGCAAATGCACACATTCCAAACGATTAAAAAATTAAACCAAGCAGTCCAGGTCTCGTTATTAGGCGATCTGAGTGAAGCCGCCAACCGCCAAGATATTACCGAAGCCGCCACTCCAGGCAAGCCTGAAACAATGGCTCAGCGGCACGGGCGTATGGAGCCAAAAGGCTTCAAGAAGCGCCGGGAGTGGGTTGTCTTTTGCAAGGAGGTCTTAAAGGATTGGAAAAGCGGCGACATGGCACTAAACCGCATGGAGATGGTGATGGGCGAGATCCAGCACATCAGTTACGACATGGGCCACTTTGATACCCGTGACATGAGCGACCCGTTTGACCCTAAGTATATTAATGCGGTGGGCCGGGCGTTTCGCAAGAGCATCGGCAAGCGGGAGCGGGTTGGTCGCCTGGGCATGGGCGGTGGCTTTAACCCCTCTATGGGCAAGGTTACAATCAACGAGATCACCGAATACCTGACGGCAGTCCTGGACTTTTGCCAATCCGAATGGGCAGACTTGGACAAGCAGTACGGCATCAAATAATAAAAAAGAGCAAGGCACATAAAGCCCAACCATTAGGAAAAGCCTAATAGTTGCCCCCGAAGAAAGCACCCAAACATGAAACAATATCGAGAATTCTTGGGCGAAAGCCTGCAACCCCGTCGATTAGGCAAAAACAGTGACGGCATGACTGTGTACGAGATCGGCAACCGCTACTTTGTCATATCGTACTCCTCAATGGCAGACGAAACAGCCGTTTTTCTTGCCGCAAATGCCCAGGGCGATGTGGACGACTATACAGAAGTTGTTTCTATAAAGGGAGGCGAATCTGATGCCGAAATGCTCCGCCTAACGCTTTCTGCCATTGCTAATGGGCGTGTGCCAGAAACAAATGAGCGGTTAAAAAACGAGGCAGAGCAAGCCGTTATCCGATTAGAGGATCGAATCGGGCAATTGGAGCGGCATATTCAAGGCGCAGGGCGGCAATTAAGACGATTGCAGATGGATTTGGCTTCGGCAGAAGCCGCCATGAAGAAGGGCACATATAAAATCATTTTTTCGTTAACAGATTTCCGCCCGGGCTCCAAGCCTTGGGACTGATAAGAAAGCACCCCGGCATGAACGATTCCAAGCCGAAAGCACAGCGTATTGTTCCGTTTCGTGACTTTTCTACTGCACACGACCCAAAGGAATATAGACGGCAGAATGGGATGCTTGACGGCGGCAAACTACATATTGCATATGACAAGGGCAAACCCCAAACAGTGAAGGCAGAACAACATGGAAAACAGCAATGAACTTAATCGGTTGGCGCAATCCGAGACAACTCAAATGGTTGCAGCAATCCTACGGGGCGAGAATCCCAAAGGATCCGACAACCCTACAGTTATAGAAAAAACCCATCAACAGGTGCTGCAAGAAATTGAAACCACATACAAAGAGATGTTTGCACCACCCACCGAGGAAAAGAAATGAAAACATACAGCCAATTCATAGCCGAAACCGACTCCCGTATGTACGGAGATGACTCTGTGCTAAAGCCCAAGCCGCCGTGCAAGGGCAAGGATTGCGACAAAAAGAAGAAGCCCAAGCCGTTCATGGGCTATGAAGAGGTCGAGCCAATGAAAGCGGATCCGTTAAGCGAGGGAACATCAGAGAAGAAAGAGGCAATGCAATCCATAGCCGACTGGAAGGACAAGATGAAGATGGTTGAAGACCACATCAAGTTTCTACAGGACAAGCGGCTTGGAAGCATGAAGAATAAACTAGTGATCGCCGAGAAGAAATTGCAACAGGGCGACTACGGTTGGATCTCCAGTGAACTCTTCTTTAACGGGGATCTTTTCTGATGAAGGCTTTCCTGCTGTCCCTTATGCTTACAGGAAGTGCCTGTGCCGAAACACTAGTGATACCTGTGCAGGATCTGCTTTTCGATATTCCACAGTTTACAAATGCGCCCCGGTTCAACTTGGGTGGGGCATTGCAGGGTCAATGGACACCCGAGACTCCTAAACGCACAGATCGCCCAACCCAGCGTCAATTAGAGAAAAAATTGATAAATATGCTATGGAATGAATACCCTGATGCAGAATCTATTCGTATATGGCACGGCAGCGTTATTATCAGACTACCAAACGAATAAACAGGAATGTCCAATGGCAAAAAAGATTGACCATAAACGCTTTCCTAATCCGCTTCCCCAACAACTTCACGGGCCATTCTTTCAAATGGGATTTGATGACGGCAACTTGAAGGATGATGTGGTTGGAGCAAAAAAGCACAATTGGGCCTCCAAAATGCTGAAGCCAACGCAAGAGGATGTGTACTTGGGCAAGGCGTTAGGAATGGCAATCAGCGGGGTGGCAGGAGGCGATCTGAAAAGCGTAGTGAGCCATGATAATTATATTTTAGACGGTCACCACCGTTGGGCAGCAACACTGCTAAACAAGCCTACGGCAACAATCACTGGAATACAGGTGGCAATGGATATCCAAGATTTGGTTCCCGTGCTTCGTGCAGCAGGAGATGCCTTCGGCAATACCCGTCGAGGCGCACCCAAAGGCGACAAGAACATATTCCAATCAGACATCAAGGATGCAATGGCTGCAATACTTGAAGGCAAGGGAATGGATTCAAAGTTCTATGACAAACAGAAGGCAGTTGCATGGTTGAACGGTATTGGTGGAGAGGCTGTATTAAAGAAGCGTATTGCTTTCATCAAGACCCGCAAGACTCCACCCCGAGCACCAGCAAGGGCAGATATGCCTGTGATTGATGCAGACAAGGATCATGAAGTAATGGTTTCCCGTTATCTTCGTGAAGGCAAGATCGACATCTATGCACCGTACTACATCAGGAACACCAAATAAAATGAAACCGTTTTCTCAATACATCAATGAATCTCAAAACATACTCTCTTCCTTGAACTACAAGCCTGTAAAAAAGAAGAGAATCATCTATCTCTTCTACGATCTCTTGAAAGGCAGCCTTGACCAAATGCCTAAACTATCATACGGGATGAATCCTGAAGATGGTGTAAAGGTTACAACTGTTCTTCCTGATGGCAAAGAAACAGAAAATACTGCAATGAAAGACGATATCATTATGTCGGGAAATAGCAGGGAAAAGTATGTTATAAAATCAGCAAAGTTTCCAAAACTGTATGAGGGTAGCATTGGTGGGAAAGTCTATCCAGAACAGAGTGATCGAATGGTTGCTTTTTATACAGGAAAAGATAGCATTAGTTTTACTGCTTCGTGGGGAGAACAGATGGTTCTAAAGAAAGGTGACTATGTTGTGCGGGAGAAAGACGATGGTGGATACTACCGCATAGCAAAGGCAGAGTTCGAAAAAACATACAACCCTCTTCAAAAATAAATGAAAACCTATCGCCAACTCCTTGAAGACATCGAACTTATTTCTGGTATTCGAAGGGCTACCCGTGGGGATATGAATACTGCACAGGATGAGTTTGATTATTCAAATAAGAAGAATCTTGGAAAGATTCACAAGGACTATTCTCTTTATAAGTCGGGTGGAGACTTCTTCATCACTCACGATTCAAGCAAGAAGGTGGTTGGGAATATTTCAAATCAGACTCCCCACAAAAGCAAGCATCTCGAAGTGGAGGCGACTGCTGTTCACCCTGATCATACAAAGAAGATGATTGGACACTCGCTTGCTGTTGCCGCATACAAGCATCTTTGGACGCAAGGCTATACCATCCATAGCGGTAATGAGCAGAGTTCAGGTGGTGCATCCATATGGCGTGATCTGATGAATGATCCCCAAACCAAGAAGTATGTCCATGCCGTACACCATCCTTATGGTGGAAAGAAGACAGATCTTGGACAAGCAAGCAAGTTGCACACGGGAGACATATGGCAGTCTGGTAGTGGAGAAGTTCGTCGCAAGGCAGCATCCAAGGGTATTCGAATGCACAAGTATTCGTCGGATGCTACGGATAAAGCAATGGATACCCATCTTGAACTGAGGGCAAAGAAATGAAACCGTTTTCGCATTACATTATTGAAGCAGCAGAAGGCTACCGTTTTGCCGGTGCAAATCCAACGGTAGACCTTGTGGTTTTTCGTGAGGCAGACAGCGGCTTAGAAATTCTGCTCATCAAGCGCAACCCAGGCGCAGTTGAAGGCGGAAAGTGGGCTATTCCTGGCGGTTTCGTTAATACCACAGCCAAGCGTGGCGAAGCATGGAAGAATGGAACCACGGAACCGATTGCCGATGCAGCCGTGCGTGAGATGGAGGAAGAGACAGGACTAAAAATCACGGGAGAACTGCGCCAAGCCATGCGATCCGTGGGCACATACAAGGGTGGCGGTCGTGATCCCCGTGACACGGATCAGGCATGGTCGATCTCGTATGCCTATACCGTCACAATACCCCGAGGCATGGGCAAGAATGTGCGTGGAACCGATGATGCATCCGATGCAAAGTGGTTCTCGGTTGACCGCTTGCCTCGTCTTGCATTTGATCACAAGGATATAATCACCGATGCGCTTGGAACCAGTAAAAAAGCAAAGCAACGCAAGCCTTTCAACCAGACCAATGAAAGCCGAATCGTATCGTTCAAAGATTTTCTTGTTGAAGCAAACCGTGGTCTTACTGTAAAAAAGAACGAGTGGGCCACCTTGTCAATTCAACAGGTGCGTGGCAACACCGATGTTCGGCACGACATTTTCAACATTATTAGTGCAGCCTATGCACCGTTTGGAGGACATCCTGGTTTTCCCAATGCAGACTCTGTTCCCGCAGACAACAACATTACCGATGTCATAGACACCGATCCACAAGACGATGTGGATGCAGCAGTCCTGTCAAAAACCACTCCGTTCGGCAAGAAGATAACCACGATTGCATCAGACGGTGGAGCCGAAGCCAAGCGTGAGGTTCTAAAGAAAGCCGTGGACATACTCAATACTCCAGGAAGTTATGTGGAGGCAAGTGGAAAAATCTTTGACATACTTGTTGCCCGTGGTGCGCCTGTTGTAAAGGACGAGGCTACCGTGCGCCATGTGCTTCAAGGCAAGGAAATCCAATGGCAAGGAGATGATGGGTCATATTCCCGAAAGATTGGCGGCAAGACCCATACAAAGAAAATGCTTGGAAAACCCCGAGTCTGACTCCCGTAAATCCATAGATAAAATAGATTTATCCAAGGAGGTCAGCCATGAAAATTGCATTAGTTTTAGCAATGGCACTCGCTATGGTTGGAGGATGCAAATCCTCTGTGCCTGTCGCCAATACCCCTATTATCGCAACCCCAACAACAGTTGATGTGGAACGAATGGTAAGAGCCGTTCCACTTGTGTTTTATGATGGATCAGCAGGTGCAGGGGTCTTGTTTAAAACGGGCAACAAAGTGGGCATGATTACTGCTGCTCATGTTATAGCCGATGGCGATGCAGAAAAAGAAACTCCAAAAACCTACGGGCAGAAAATCATTCATATCATTGGATACGAACCAGGAACCGAGGAAATACAGTACAGTACCTCGGCAAAGGTTATTGCGCTTGATCCGATTGAGGATTGGGCTGTGCTGCAAATAGATGAAGAAAAGCAAGGAATGCAATTTGTGGATTTTGCTGACACGCTTCCTCGTATTGGACAACCTGTATGGATGATTGGTTCTCCGTTGCTTGATGCAGGAACAGTTAGCCGTGGAGTTGTGTGTCATCCGTTCCGAAGCGTAAGCATTTCACCTAATGCAAAGATACATTTCATTCATACCGATGCTGTAGGCATGAACGGCTCCAGCGGCGGCGGCTTGTTTACAGAGGACGGACGCTGTGTGGGCATTATTGTTCGTAGAAATGCACTGAATGGCACAATGTATGCCTTTCCTACATTTTTGATCCGTGAACGCATCTGCTCTATGTTCTTGCCTCCTGATCCCATGCCCCCATTCGTGGAATAAACAGCGTTCCTACATACCTATAAAACAGGGGGCAACGGATGAAAGATAAAATAGACTATTGCAAAATGCTGTTCGGCAGCAGTCTGTTTGCAGATCACCTCAAGCAAGACGAAGAAGATACTCTTTGGGAAAACAAGACATTCACTAATTTGAAGAAATATCTTGAGGACAACCACTCTCCTGCATATGCGGCAGCACGGGGAACAAGCCAAGAGGTGCTTGATGCAGAACTGAAAAAGTCATTGGATACACTTTGGGATTGTGCTGATTGCGCCAAACTGTACCGAAACAAACTCATTCCTTCAACAGGAGAGTGGATGTACCGAGGAATGGGATTACCGCTCGACCTGTTCAAAAAGATGGCAAACAAGTTTCCAGATTCTAAAAAGAAAGATGGCATTGTTATTGCATCTGTTCCCTATCAGTACAAGCGTGTTGTTGAGAGTTGGTCAACAGATTTTATCACATCAATGCGATTCACATGGGGGCCTCGAAACTATGCAACATGGAGATCATACAGCCGTGATCGAATCGCCAAGGAATGGGAAAAAATTGCAGACGAGATGGCAACAGGAAAAGAGACTGCTCCGTACATACCCGTGGTATGGATGATGAAAACAAAGTCAAGGAAATGCCTGTTCAATCCTGATTTCACCGATCTTTTGTCCTCTTGGCAGCAGCGTGAGATATTGAGATTTGATAACAGCCCTGCAACTGCACGGGTTATGACGCATCACAAATTTGTTGATTTGGTTTTGGATAAAAAGATATAACAATGAAACCATTCTCACAGTATATCACAGAACTCGCCTCTCCCCGTAAGTCTCTTTGGATATTTGACTTTGACGATACTCTTGCCGTGGACAAATCCACAGTTGATGTGCTTGATAAAACCACTGGAGAAATTGTAAATCGCCTTTCGTCGGAGAAGTTCAAGTCTTACAAGTTGAAAGACAACGAAAGATTTGATTTCGAGGGACACTCAAAGAAAGAGATGAGAGCCGATCCTATTCCTGCCACTCTAAAGATTATGCGTAGGGTAATGAGGCGTGGAGGTCGTACCGTGATACTCACTGGTAGGACTAACGGGGCAGGAGTGGAAAAATATTTGAAGAACATGGGAATAGACATAGAGGTTGTGGCAATCGGCAGCAAGGCAGGTGGATCACACGAAGGCGTTGCCCGTGCAAAGCGTGATTGGATTGCAGCCGAGATTGACAAGGGCTACAATGACATTGAGGTGTTTGATGACAACTCCCTCAACATTGAGTACATCAAGAAGTTGTCTGACCCTGGAAATGTTCGGATCAAGACACGATTGGTAAAGTATTCGCCCAGATACAAAGGATAAAAAAGAACACCCTGCCTTTCAGCAGGGTGTCTTTGTATTGTGTAGGTAAGCCTAAGCCTATTTGTTTTAGACGAAGTCGTTTGGTATCACTTCTGCTGCGGTGTTTATCTTTCCTAGACGGTTCGAGACTCCAGATCTAAAGTTAGATACTTCCAATTGATCATTATACAATCTTACTCCCTTGTTAAAAACAACAGTACTCATCTCATCTGTGAATACTATTCCTCCAGAGATCAAATCTCCGTACTTTATACCGAAATACCAATTCGAATTACTATAGTAATCCATCATCTGAATACTGGAATTATTAGATAACTGTACTTCACCAAAGTCCATTCTATAGTTGTACCCATAGGGAGCGAAAAACGGATCTGTCGCTAGGGTTGTTGCGCTAAGTAATAACTTGTTAACTGCCAATGGCCCTAGTACATACATACCATGTGAGTTGGTGCTTGCACCTTCTCCAACAGATACTGTCTTTAGACTAACCTGTGTCGGTGTTGTGGTAAGAAGAGGGGTTCTTCCTAACACTAGTCCAACATTGTGAAATGATGTATTGTATCCTGCGTTTTGACTCCAACCACCTACCCATATTTGTGTGTCGGTATCAAAAGTTGTACCCATTCCCAAATCTTGGAATACTGCTGCTCGATTCCATTCATTTGCCAATCTAAAATACCAACTAGTGCTTTTTGGTGCACAACGAAGAAATCCAACATTAGAATAATCATCAAAGTTCCAGTCAACATGATATCTTCCTGCTTCTGCATCAATCTTTCCTGCTGTTGCTCCCTTGAGTGTCAAGTGTCTTCTGCCATTCGAACTAGTGTAAATTGACCCACTATTATACCAATTATTCCATATTTCGGCAGTGCATCCGAATCTATTGATTGTATTGAAGTAACCAGAAAGAACATATTCTGGAGTTCCATAAAGATTTGCAACCGTATTAACATAAGCGGTAGCCGTTGCACCACTTACTCCTGGAACAGATACAAAATTCTTTAGGCAGTTGATCTGAATAATTCCCTGTATTGGAGAGTTGGTATAACTATTTCCTACAACCAAACTTCCACTCGTATCTGGAGTTGTGGAAAACAGCGGTGTCTTGATGCGAATTCCTGCTTTTAATCTTTCTGTTCCACCTGTTCCACCATAAAAGCCATTGCCGAAGATTGGTGTTAGCAGCCAATTCCAATATCCTATTGTTCCGTAACCAGAAGAAGCACCAGCACTCCAACCTCCACCAAAACCTCCATCACCAGTGCCACCCCAAATCATGGGATTAAGCACAAATCCTTGGGCTGCTGCATCCAATAAAGCAGCAGGAAAATAAATACTCTGAGGATAAGTCCCTGCGGATCCTGTACCAGTAAACAATCCTCCTCCAATATATGAGAAGGGATATTGTGTATTAAAACCAGTCGGAACGAGTGTGACCTGACCAGTGGTTGGATCTGTGATAATATTATTCTTTGGCTTTAAGCCATTGGCTCCGATATGGATTTGAAGCAAACTACTATCGTATGTTGTTCCCGAGGCTCCTGCTCCCGAGGTCAAACCTCCCAACCAAGTTACAACATTACCTGATTGTGATGCTCCTCCGAAAAGGCAAGGAGCCTTTGCCTGTGGAAGAACCCCCCCCGTTGAAGAAGAGTTCCCAACACCAAATGTAACACCATCAGGACAGAATTTTACGATGTCTCCTATTGCTGGTGCTTTATTTGAGGGCCACCAACCTATAAAATTTGGATTCGCTCCAATATATGGAAGTCTATACTCGTACCAATTTAGAGCATTATTCCAATCAAAAGGCAATACCCAATTCATATTGGCTGCGCCGTATAATCCTGTAAAATTACCAAGTGGATTTGTATAAGATCCTGTGGTTCCTGTGGAACCTCCTACCCATGCAAATATACTCATTGTTTTTTCCTCTTTTTTCTGTTTTGTTTACACAGAATTCATTTTTGTTTTGTTAATGATTGTGTTAGAAGGCTATGTTTCCAGAACCAGTTGTGGTTATTGGCTTGCCCTGTTTTGTTGATGTAAGATTTCCTGCAAAAAGCGCACCTTCGATTATTGTATCATTCCAAAGTCTCAATCCCTTACTTCCTCTTATTTCCTGATAATCCTGATAAATGTTTGAAGACGATAGAACACCACCGTTTATTATTCCGTTTTCTTGAACACCAAATTCCCAACCATCAAATTCTGCACATTGGGCAAATGAAAGTTTGCATGATTTTCTCATATCTAATGTGTGTATTTTTACCTTGGAATTTGGAGAAATTACTGGTCCCCAACCTTCAACATACCATCCTGAAATATCGCAGTTGTTTGCCACAATTTTGTTTATTACTGCACTACCACCAAAAAATACTTGAAGTGCTGTGTTGGCGAGGTCGCCATTAGATAATAAATCTTTACCCAAAACCAAACTATTGGCTGTGAATGTTGCACCATCTCCTCCTATGACTACACCTCTAAACCCTACCTGATTGTGGTTAGGCCCAAATGCAGCATCATAGAGAGGCAGTTGTACGCCCGGGTTGCCGGTGTTGATTGCAACATTACCAAAATCTATGTTTGGAACATCTGCGGTATTGCCACCTGATGCAACAGCATAGGTTCCCATATCATTCAAGACATCTCCTCTTGCCATTCTGCCATAGAGTTGTACGAAGCCTCCTTGTGGATTTCCCATTTGATCCACATGGAATTCTGCAATATTTGTTGTAGGGCCAACATATATGCTTCCGAAATTTCCAGAGATTCCAGCATTGGTTACTGTTAATTGAGCAATTGTTGCTCCTTGTAGAAGCAGTAATCCTCTTGGTGCGGTTGCTCGGAATCCAACTTGTCTGTATGAATCATAATTTGTTAGTTTTGTTATTGGATTTGTGCTTGTAAAATTACGGGCAGGGCTAATTTGCATTGTGCGAGCATATCCCTTAAAGCGCAACTCATGGTGTCCTTGCGAAGAAACAGTTGTGTTTGCAAACCAACCACCAGAACTACCAGCTGTAGCACCATAGTAAGAAATACTCTTTACTGTTTCAATATCAACAACACCTTGATTTACAAGAGTATTGATATAGTTTCCTGCATTGGGTGAATCTGGATTTGAAGCAGCCGTAATTCCTCCAATTTTTATTTGTTGAGCAGATATTTTCAGTTGATTTAATCTTGTTAGTCCACCTGTTGCTGCCACAGCAGCAACCAAAGATTCCCAAGAGGCTCCGCCCCAAATTGATGAATCAAGAGTGAATCCCTTGGCTTCTGCATCAAGAAGTGGACAATGGTCAGTATTTGGAGAATATAGATTGGAAATTCCTTGTCCGAATCCAATATTCGCAAACTTGTATGATGTTGTTGGTTTATTAAAATTTACAATGTTCAATAAAGCAAGAGCAGTATCATTGGTTCCACCCACAGAGTTTGTACCAGATGCACCTCCACCGTACCAAGTTACAACATTACCTGATTGTGCTACTCCTCCGAAAAGGCAAGGGGCCTTTGCGTTTGGTTGACCGATAAAGTATAGTGGATTATTTGTCCCAGTACCACCAAAATAAACATTATCTCCTGCCGAGGGAGATCTAAATGCTGGGAAAAAATATTCACCATTGAGTCCCATCTTTTCAACCCAATTGTTTGGATTATTCCAATCAAATGCCAACAACCAATTCATGTTTGCTGTGCCTGTTATTCCTGTAAAATTACCAAGTGGATTGGTATAATTTCCCGAAGTGGCGGTACTACCGCCTACCCAATAGAGATTTGCCATAATTTTTTCCTTTTTAAGCCTGTTTGTTTCTGTTTTCAAGAAAACATAATATGATGGCTAATATATGATGCCATAAGCACCATGCGTATTTATCAAATAAAGCCGTAAGAAAATACGGAAAAAGCCTATATATTATATAAAATATAATTAACCATGAAAACATACAAAACCTTCATCTCCGAACTATTCGACCGCAAGATTCCCATGAAACCATCCTCCACAGGAGATACGACTTGGGGATATACATTTGTTCTTATGAATAAGGGCGGCAAGGCTGAACTGGCTCCCCAAGGCAAGGATTTAGAGGCATTTGTTATTGGTTGGTTTCTTAAAAACAAGAGTACAGACATTGTGCCTACTCTTGGCTCTTATGATTGGGACATGGTGTTTGGTGATTCCATGATTGAGTTTGCAAAAGAGTTCAAGCCTGTTGCATATACCGTAGAGTTCTACAGTATAAAATTTGAAAAAGACTATAGTGAATTAGAACTAATGTCGGACGGAGACATCCGAAACAATGTATGGGAATTATCATTCTCGATGCGTGAAGCATCATTAACTACAGCAAAAAGAGGAATGCCGAGCAGGACAGGACGATTCCTTTGGAATTGGGATACCGGAACAGACGAGGAGGTGAACCGTTTCAGTGCTGCCGATGCGGCAATGATTCTTGGAGCCGTTACTGATGCTGCCAAGGATTTTGTAAACAAAAAGAATCCCCGTGGCATCATCTTTGGAACAAAAGAGACAGCAAACCCTGCCCGTGGTCGTATCTACAGAATGATTGCCCGAGTCACCGCACGGGAAACAGGAGGCGAAGTCACCGAAATCGACAGTCCACGAACAGCAATGGCGAACGGCGTAGTCGTATGGTTTGACAAGAAGAATCCATTTATTTTAGCAGGGGAAAAAACAAATCCTTACCCACAAAAAGCCTAAATAAAGACACACAGAGGGCTTGCCATGCAAAATGATAATGAACGATTACAGGAAAAGATTCTAAGAATACTCAACGAGGACTCAAGCACTACTGGAGACAGTAGTGGTGATGAAGTTGATATGGCGCAAGCCGAATTACAATCCCTGATATCTGATGCCAAAGCAATCTTGGCACTAATGGAGTCAAACCAAGACTTGGAAGCATGGGTGCAATCCAAAATCACCAAGGCAGCAGACTACCTTAACTCTGTACACACCTATATGAAAGGTGATTCCGAGTGAAAACAATAAACGAACAGATCACCGAGATTCAGAATCTCATGGAGAAGATAAGCACCGACTCCAAGGGAGCCGTTACAGGTGTACAGATGAGCAAGGATTGTCCTTCTGCTGTTCGTGAACGCCTACAGATTGCGGCAGATACTGCACAGATGAACGAAAAGAACATTCGTGCCAGACAAGAAGCACTCAAAGGGCAGATAGAAGCAGCCGAAAAAAGTGGAGATGTTGTTGGTACTACAAAGATGCGTGGCGAGTACGATGCACTCAGCGGACACCGCAAGACGAACCTTGAGAACATGGATCGCTTGGAATCTATTACATCCGACTATGCAGTAAAGCACAAGCCTGGAGACAACAACTACGAGCAGCGTGCTCATGCGATTTTCCTCCAAAAGCAGCGGGAAAAGATGGAGACACGGATGAAGGAAGAGGAAGACAGTAGTTTTCCCAACTCTGATACCATTGGCAAACTTCAACGCCGCATATCCCGTGTGGATGCCGGTCAAAAACAAAGCGAAAAGTGGTTATCCGAAAAAGATCCAAAGTGGATGAAGGCTCACAAACAAGCATCGGTTGATCCAAAAGAAGCCGTGAAAAAGCATAAAGAAAGCATTAGTGCCGGGCGCAAGGCTGTTCTTGCTGCACAAAAGGAAACAGAAAAGGCTGTGGCAAACGGAGAGGCTCCACCACAGGCGGCAGGGGCGGCAGCAGCACCCGAAGCAGCAGCCGAACGGGTGCAGCACACTCCTGGAACCTCATGGCAAACAAGCCGTGGAACATTCGGTGCAATGAACAAGGGCGGCATACAGAAATACTTTGCCTCCGAGGAAGAAGCAAAGGTATATGCAGAATTAGAAAAGGGATCACGCCGATCAGGCGAGAATCGCAAGCGCAAAACAGCCGTGTCTGCCGAGAAAAAGGCTTCGGTTGGTGGAGTTGCCAAAAATATTGTCAAAAAGAAATTGGAAGTAGCGGCAAGCAGCAAGAGTAAAACCGGCAGTGATAATGCTCCAAAAAGAAGCAAGCCAGCACCCACATTTGGAAAAAATACGACAAGAAAATCAACAAACGACAGTTTTGCCGCTGATCTTGTTGGCAAACATCTACAGAATCTTAATGAGAGACAAGAAATGAACGAAAAACAATACACCATTGCAGATTTCCAAAAAGGCATTAAAGACCTATTGGTTCTCATAGAGAAGCACAAAAAGTTGGCTCATGAAGCCAAAGAAAAGGGAGACATGACTGCATACCGTATGCACCGTGGGCATATTGCCGAATTCTCTTCGGACATCAAGACCACTCAGCAAATGATAAAGCAGGCAAAAAGCAAATCATCGGGTGAAAGTCAATTAAAAGAAACCGTTTCGATAATCTTGGCAAATTCACTTCGTCGAAAGGGAGAATGATATGAAGTCTTTTTGGGAGTTAAAGACCTATCTTGCTGAATCCCAAAAACCCTACAAGGGATTTGTAAAGGGCAAGAACCACCCCGAGGGTGGGCTGTCCCGTGCAGAAGCCCAGCGTCAAGGCATTCATGCAGGAATAGAAACCAAGGATGAAGCCGAGCGCAAGGGCGGCTTCTCCAAACTGTCAACAACAACGCAGAAGCGCAGGCACTCGTTCTGCGCCCGTATGTGTGGAATGAAAGCAAAGAATACAAGTGCAGAAACTGCAAAAGATCCTGATTCCAAGATTAATGCAGCACTGCGGGTATGGGGATGTAAGTGCTAAAATGAAATCATTCACCGAGATAAAGCAATATCTAAAAGAAGAAACCGCCGAGCAGACGGTGGAGTTTGATTTAGACGGCAAATCCATTGAAGATGTCACGGCTTTTCTTGACTCTCAGGGAATATCGTATACAGTTGATGAAGACGGATACATCTATGTGGATGACAATGATGTACAAGAAGAAACAATCACAGAAGGCTCTGTCAAGCGCAAGTTGGTTGTTCGTAGTGGACGCAAAAAGATTGTGTTTGTGTGTGCTCCAGGAAAGAAAAAGGTAGGAAGAACTTGCATGGTGCGTAAGTCCAGTGATTTGGCAAAACTAAAGAGAAGAAATAAACGCTCTGCAAGAAAAGCCAAATCCAAGCACAGTGCATCTGCTCGAAAGCAGAAATTGGCAAACAAAAGAAGAAAAGCATTCGGATTAAACAAGAAATAATCGACTCCTGCTTGACTTCCCAAAGAACTGCTGTATAGTAGAGTAACTATACCAAGAGGTGCTTATGGATATATTACTACTAAATGCTTCAGAAGAAATTCTTGACATTATTGATTGGGTTCGGGCTGTCAAACTGCTTTTTGCAGAAAAAGCAGAAAAACCATGTAACCATACCGATTGTTATAAAATAAAAACATCAAGCGGCTATTTTGATTTGCCCTCGGTTATAATCTTACGAAAATATGTTCATGTGCCATTTGTACGGTGCAAGTTGCCTTCTAAGCGAAATGTACACCGCCGTGACGGCAACCGCTGCCAATACTGTGGGTGTCACCTAAACAGCCGTAACTCGTCTATTGACCATGTAATGCCCCGATCCGGAGGTGGTGATCACTCATGGGGCAACATGGTATCGGCTTGCAAGCTTTGTAATCGAAAAAAGGCGAACCGCACACCTAAAGAGGCAGGAATGTGCTTGGCAAAAACACCCACAGCACCCGCAAAAAATGCAATAATGTTGCACCGAATGGAAAAAAGAGGCGAATGGGAGCCGTGGGTCAGTATTTTGAAACTATAGATAGTATTACGAGGTTTCAAAATGACAACAGAAGAAATAGAAAAAATAGTAATCTCCCTCTTGAGAAAAGTTGAAGAGTTAAACGAAGTTACTAATCAATTGAAAAAAGAAATAAAAAATATAAAGTGCTTACCATAAGCATAAAACAAATACGGAGAAATCGGATGAGCATGATAGCAAAGGTATGGAATTGGATTAAATCACTTTTTGGATTCGGCACTAAAGTTAAGCCACTACCACTTGTTGTGGTTACTCCTGCGGCTAATCCAGCAGCAGTCGCTTTAGCAGAGCAACTAAACAGCCAAAAGACCCCGCTTAGTGGTGCAGCATTGGCAGAACAGTTGAACAAAAAGAACAAAACTGTTGCTCCAACCACTACTACGAAACCAAAAGTAACAAAGAAAATTACCAAGAAAAAGGGCTAACCAATGGCAAAAAGTGCAAACATGAACATGATTCGTAAGGCGGTTAAAGCCGTCAACAATAAACTTATGCATTTAAACAAGCATCCTAATGGGGATTATGAAAAACTGCTTGATGCTCTAAAGAGCAGAAACAGCAAGAAGTTTATTCCTCTGCTTGTTCCCTATGTCGAGGATGTTATTGATGGAATAGAGGCATCTGATTCCAGTGGTCTGTTCACAGATTCAGACATTGTGGATGTTGCCGACGAAGTAGGCGACCGTCATCTAAGAGCCATTGGACTGCTTGATGAAGCAAAAAACTGTGGTTGCTCTGATACCAAAGAGGAGCAGGAGTTTATGTTTGCAATCAAGCGCAAGAATAAACTAAAGGAAAGCCTGATGGTAAAGGCAATGAGCAGTATGCGTGAAGCCTTGAAAAAGACTCCATAAATACCAGTGGAGGATACCGTGAACTATGAATTATGACCCACTACCGATTGATTGGACTTTAGAACAAAAGACAGATGAAAACGGAAAACGCTTCTACTCTACCCCGAGTGGAGCCGTTTATCCGTCTGTCACCACCGTTGTTGGGTGGGAGAAAAACGAATTCTTTGCAAAATGGAGAGCCGAGAATCCACAAGAATCACAACGGGTTTTGCGTCGTGGTACTAACTTTCACAAATTAATGGAAGATTGGATTTCCACAGGAACCCTTGCAAATACAGATGAAACCTATCTTGCCCTGCAAATAAAGCCGTATCTAAAACACTTTGGTAGAATATACGGACAAGAGGTTCCTCTTTGGAGTGACCTGTTGTGCCTTGCAGGGCGCACCGATTGTATATCTGAATACCGTGGCAAACTATCGGTTGTAGACTTCAAGGGTTCCACTAAAGCCAAGCGTATTGAAGACATTGAAACCTATTTTCTGCAAGCAACTGCCTATGCAATCATGTGGCAAGAGCGTACAGGAATAGCCGTTGGTCAGATTGTTATCCTGATATCCTGTGAGGATGGAATCGTGCAGGAAGTCATAAGGAATACGAATGACTATGTTCCGCAACTAAAGACAGCAATAGACCGATTCCACAAGATGCAAAAGCAAAGGGCTTGACTCATGGCAGTACCGACATTTGGGCAATTAGCATCATATCTTCGTGCTCGTTTTTCCCGTGGCTTGGATGACAAACGGGCTGATCCCACAGTCAAGGATGTTCGTATGCTTTCGTGCTTTGGCAACGGGCATACGGTTCCTGTGTGTCCTGCCCTGCGTCCAAGCAAGGTGGAAGACGGTCGTTTCTACTGCAATGATTGTGGATGTGGAGACAAGCCCGGAAAGTGGCTGAACGGCAAGGAAGGCGAGTACACAAAGATTGACTACCCGGTTCTTCTGTGTCCACGCAAGATGCCTGGATTCTCCAACTACGAGGCAGGAAACAACTCGGAGCCTCGCAAGATCCAAATAGAGGAACTGCTTGCAAACATCAAGCGTGGTATTGAAGAAGGGCGGCTGACCCCGAAGAATCCGCCGCCCTCCCTGCCTCCCCAAGCCTAAAGGGTAGGTTTTTGTCTTTTAATATCCCCACATCCTGATGAACGGGGTTCCTGATCCATACGATGCAAGGATTTTACCTATTGCATCGGCTTGGCGGGCTTGGAAGGTTACACCAGTTACAGCAGTTTGTACTTGTCTTCCCGTACCAGTAGTATCATTGTATTGACTGAAAGTGCCGCCAACGCCGTTGCTGTCCAAGTCTGGTTCGCCGCCCGAGAATCCGTGCATTTCACTGGCATAGTGTGAACGCTCGTACAGGGTGTACGAAGTCCATATTCCTGTTTCCTCGTTCCAAAATCCTGATCCAATAGTATGGTTGAAGTACTCTGCCTTTGGCAAGATGTAGACTAATCCTGCATCGTTTGTTGGAACAAAGATGCGTGAAGGCTTTTCGATAACTCCCATAAATGTTTTTGGTTCTATGTGTCCGGCGTTGGAGAGATTGAATTCTTGTCTTCCAAAACGATCCTGTCCATATGCTTCCCCGGCGACGGCGGTTCCGACACCTGCTGCCAATATCGCCGCCGCCGTAGCACCATTAGTGAATCGGCGGAACTGATCCAAAGCATTTCCCCAAACAGGAGCAACTTGGTACTCTTTGTGTAGTACCTGTGCATTCTTAAGGAATTCGAATTGCGAAGGTGCAGTATATCCAATCAACACATGGGATATTGCATCCCATTTGGTTAACTGTATGTGCAAGCCTTGCTTTAGTGGAACGGCGGTGATTCCAGCAGGCGTGGATCCGTCTATTCCAGGCCCATTATACAAATAGGTTGCAGGAAGAGGGTTTGGTTTGAAATACCAAACGATTGCTCCACTTGCTCCAATGATATCGGCTCCCAGAGGGATATTTCCGATTCCGGTGGTCACACCCAACCAAGGGCCAATTGTTAGTCCCCACATGAACTGATTTCCACCCTTTGTCGTGACAATTATTCCGTGGGCAGCAGTTGCAGCCAATAGTTTGGTGAAGCCACTCATCGCTGATCCGGCGACGATTCCAACATCACCAGTAATTTTTACAGTATTATCTGTGCCCCTGAGTGTTACTTCTGGGATATTATCAATTCTTACACCACCAGTAATACCAAAGGTGACTCCAGAACTAATAGCAGCAATGGTTATTCCAGTAGTGGGAAACAGGATGTTGGTGTTGATTCCACCGAATGTTACACCAATTGCTGTTGCACCACTCACACCAAACACAGGAATACCAGAAGACACACCCAATACGGTTATTCCTGCACCTTCAGTAAGAAAGATACCAGTTAGGGTTCCACCAACAACTTCAACCTTTACAGAGGTTGCGCCTGCCACTCCATATACAGGAACACCAAGGTTGTTTCCGCCGTCAGCAAATGCTGATCCCACAATAACTGTTTTAACTGTGGAGAATGTTACTCCACCGAATGTGGTTCCAACATTTCCAGAAAGGCTTATTCCAGCAAATGTTACACCAAGTGCTGTTGCACCATTCACACCAAACACAGGAACACCCACGACTGTGGCTCCAGACATTCCTAACGGGAAGCCAACGCCATTAGTGAGAACAACAGCCAATGTGCTTCCAGCGTTATTTCCATAAGCAAACGGTCGTATTGCAGCCGTTCCTCCCAATATAAGAACACCAAATGAGGATCCAGTTGAATTTTTAATAGCAACATCACCAGTGATTGATTGTGGGCCTACCCATGTTATTCCGATTGCATTGTTGAAGTCGGCATTACCGACAACCATAACCTTGGCAAATGTTACACCAACAGTACCAAAGGTGGTTCCAACAAGTCCAAAGGTGGTTCCAACAGTACCAAAGGTGGTTCCAACAAGTCCAAAGGTGGTTCCAACAGTACCAAAGGTGGTTCCAACAGTACCAAAGGTGGTTCCAACATTTCCAGAGAATGTAACACCAATAGCCGTTGCACCAGCAAGTCCATATACACCAAATTGGGTTGCAGTCAGCGTAACTGTACCCAAGCACAATCCTGCACCAACTACAGCAACATTAAGTGCATTAAATGATCCGCA